AGATTTGACCATCTTCCAGACTTGTTCATCGTAGACTTTATAAGCCACAACCCAGCCTTCACGGTCACTCTGTATGCCTAGGCTATCACCAATTTCTTTAGTGATCGGCAGAGAGTGGATAACCATCCCTGTCTGTTCGCCTGTGTGCATGGTTTTACCGACACGAACGTTTTCCATGAAGTCATTCACGGCTTTAACAAGCGTATCTGGTTCGATTACGTCACCCTGACGGTCAACTACTCGTTCACCTTTCTCAGTAATGACAGAGGCCCATCCATAGACGATGCGTTGTTCATCATCAGTCTTTAGGATTTGCCCTTCGATGTCTTTTGTTAAATCACTCACTGAAGTGCCTTTCTCCCACATACGGCAAGACCAGTAACGAGCAGAGGTCTTGTCTGATGCGGTATCGCAAGAATGTCTGCTACGGAAGTTGGCACGAGCCTTAGGATCGTCTCGACGGATCTCCATGTTAGGATCGCCAAAGGTGACCTTCTTGGTTTTGTCTCCGTCTTTCACGTAAACTCCAAACTTCTTGCTTGAGCCAGAAGGAAGTCTGAAGGGTTTGTTTAGAGGCTTATCGGCTTTATCAACTTGCTCTTGCGTTGGTAGATCGCTTCCATCCCATACTTGTGATTTTCTGGTGCTGAGAGGATGTTTAGAAGGTAAGAGATCAGTATCATGCTTACCACTGCGGAAGCGGCCAGTGCGGATAGTGCGGAGGAAGTTATTGACACGAGCCATAGCCCACTGTTCGGGAGAGGTTACAGTTGGACGCACAGAACCTGGGTTTGTCTTATATGCGCCTACCCCTCTATTATATACCTGACGTAGCATAGAGGTGGTAACCTTACCCTTGTCTCCATGCTTTTCGTTGTGCTCCTTTACCTTAGAAGCCAAGGTGCTAGTCTCTACCTTAGTGACCTCTTCGATCACTGCAGATAGGATACGAGCTAAGAGGTTGTCTTCTTCTTGTTCTTCCTCTTCCTGAGGAATCTCTTGAATACCTGCAAGCTCTTTGTGATAGCCAAGATAGTCATCATGAGTTTTACCCGGCATATAGTAAACCTGAGCGCCTACCTCATGAGTGTGGATGTCACCATCAAACCCTAGCATGAAGGAACGGCTTCGAGCTTCTGCCGGGGTAGTAAAGATGTCGTCATCCATCTGACGTTTCTTAACAGCAGCCCAAGCTGACTGGAAAGCACGTTGTTCGTTTTTAGTATCTTCAAACACGGAATTAAATACCCTGCGAAATTGTGTATGTTTATCTTCTGGTACAGTCTGTCGTACTGCCTTAGGAAGTTCTGCATTACTGGAATAGGGCATTAGAGTACCTTAGCTAAGTAGCCTTTGAATATCCCATAGACTACTGCGTTATTCGAGTCTGACTCTGCCGTAATACGAACGTCTGCATTCTTTGGTACAATAACAGCAGGGTCTAGCTCTACATTCCAAGGACCGCCTGAAGAGGCACTAATAGCTGCTTGTTGTACGAAGACTTTACCCGCTTGACGTATCTCTAGGAAGAAGTCTACAGAAGCATTTTGCTTTTTACTTACAGACCCAAAGCCACCTGTTAGGATATAGTAGTCTGTGTTGCTGAAGGTTGTAGCTCCTTTGAGAGAGCCTTGTAACCCTGCAGGAATATCAATGTGGATCTTGGTAGCATCTGTAGGTACACCAGTGGAAATAGTGGTATCTTCATAGATTGTCACACGACCCTGAAGCTCTGTACTACCGTTATTATAGATATGAGATACACGAGCTAGTGGGATATCTAGTGCAACTTTGTTCTGGCCATTAAGCGTTACAGTCTGTGTCAAGAAGGTAAACTTAGAGTCTGTGCCAGTGTCTGTTACGGTGTGACCTTCAATAAAGATCTCTTGAGTATCTAGAGCTGATGAAGATGAGATATGTGTAATAGCATTGCTTGTTACATAAGTCTCATTACCACCTGCAGTCCAAACTGTCTCTAAGCTGTTAGCAGACATCTCTCTAGACTTACCAAACTTAATAAGAGACTTAGCTTTTTTGTCTATAGAGACCTGATCACCAAAAGTCTGATAGATCTCACGTTCAGCTTGAACAAGTCTACCGTCAGGCACCTCATAGTTTCTTCTACCCCAACCCCCGATCATTTTCTGTATTTCCCGTATCTCTTGTAAAGTAACATTATCAGGGTCTTTAGTCTTTCCTAAGACAGGTCTACCTGCGAGGATGTTAAAGAGTTCTAGCTGGTAGTTATTGTACTCAGCTTCTGCAACTCCGACTACAGGTGCTCCTGTTAGTATATTCTCGGAGCTTACTGTCTCCTCTTCGTCCATGTTAGCTACAGAGACTGCAGGAGAGCCTGTAACTAGGTCAGAGGGGTCTAGGGTATGGCCTTGGTTTATAGTGGCCTGAGAGACGCTTGGAGCGCCTGTGACAACATCTTGCGGAACAATGAAGTTGTCATTGATGATAATCTCACTGGCTTCTGTTAGAAGAGAGTAACCAGTTTCGAGTAGTATTCTGTTAAAGTCAGGGACGTTTAGATTTAGATAGTCGCCAGACTCTATAAGTAGGGGGCTAGTATCTTCCTGTAGTACCCTGCGTGTCATATCCCATGACCTTTATTATGCAGGGTCAGGAATACCGATAGTAAATGACCCTAGAGTAAATGTATTACCAGTTTCTACAACCTGATTTTCAGTGAGGGAGCTAGTAGCCAAAAGGCGAGAGTTTACTGTATCCACTATGGCATAGTGAGTGGTGGTTCCACTTGCAGTTATATTTCCGTCTTCTACAGCAGCCACAATGACTTCTCTACCACCACTAGGCCTGTCTGAGGGGGAGGCAATAGCAAGGCTTGTAGAATTGCCTAAAGCATAGGTGCTATTAGCTTCTGTGTAAGTTGTTGCTTCCTGTGAGGTAAGCAGTATCTTGTCAGCCTCTGTCGATAGTATAGAGAGACCTTCGTCAAAGACTCTATCAGCTAAGGTCGCCATCTTCTGCTACTTTCTTAGGTGGAAGCTCTGCGTTAGCCAACAGAGCATTGACTATGTCGTCCTGATCACTAAGATCAATGTTAGCGCCGTTCAAGTTGCGTAGGTAGCTACCAAGCTCACGTAGATCATGAGGTGCTACATCTCCTGCGCAGATCTTTGGCATCAAGTCAAAGTTAAGACCATTCATGTGCCAGAGTGGTTCTACCAACTGCTTATTCAACACGTCAAAGATAGAGTTAATATAAGACTCCATAGATCTGAGGAATAGGTCAGTTTTAGACTTAGACAGTGCATAAGATCCATTAGCCCCTGCTCCTAGCATTAGAAACTCAGCCATAACACTACGAGCAATATCATGCTGATAACGGCTGATGATAGGGTTAATGTCAATGTTTCGAGAGCCATTTGATGCGATAAGTTCGATGTCCACGATACGTTGATTAGTAGGCTTGCCATCAGCATCACGATAGACATCAGAAGGAAGAAGCGCATAACCTTGTTCATTAAACTTAAGGTCGCGTAGAATCTTTTCCATCTGCGCTCGGACGGAGGCTTGGTCTGCTGTGGCATCTGGGCTTAAGTACTCTGCAGCAATACGACCAACTGGGACACCATGTAATTCACGCTCTACTGCTATCGCTTCGATGTTCTGAAGGTTCTTAAGATATTGGTAAGAAGAGTATGCATTCCGTAGGATAGAGCGTCCAGATGGGTCGTTGTTCGTGTTCGTCGTCTTGTAGTGTAGTATCTTGTTAGTTGGGATGAAAAGGCTCTTAATCCCGTAGTTTTGCTCTTGACGTACACCCAGGACATCTCCTGTTGTCTTGTCCACATCAAATCGCTCAATCGTCCATTGTGCGCGAGACGCAAGTTTGCGTACTCCGATGCGGCCATCGGTATATTTAGAGTATTTCTTACCTGCTCGGAAGTCTGGGCCGCGTCTCCGCTTGTAGACCACCTCAAAGATCGAGAATCCAAAAGTCAAATGAGACAACGCTTCAGAGATGTGATCATCTAGGGTATGTTCCATATCCTCTAGAATGCTCTTGACGAAGTCTGCCTCCTTCTTAGCCTCATCGGAATCATTGGCTGGTTCTACATAATAGTCTACATCACGTAGGACTTGTTCGGTAGCATACATGATAGCGCCGATAGTACTGTCGTTATCACGCATCTCACGGTACTTGCGGATTGCTCGCTTGCCTTTAAGGTCAGGCAGGAACTCATCAGCACGAATTGTACCATCCTTAGTGTTAGAGCCACCTTGCCCTAACTCTAACTTTCCAAACTCTTCGCTTAGCTTTTTCATTGGTTATCCTAAGTACACTTCGTTTAGGCCTTTTGCGGAAGCGTAAGAGAGTCGTACAGTGGGGTTGTTCACTCCGTTGAGCATCAGGTCGGTCAAAGCCCATACACATGCGTCTAAACGGTCGGGGGAGCCTACTGATCCCAGCGGCTCCCAAGTTCTCATTTGCGTTTCCAGCTCGTCAAGACCTTTAACGTGTTTAACACGGCCTCTTTCATAGAGCGCAGATATAGGTTCAGCCCTAGCCATTTTTCCTCTAGAAGCGTGGACAAGCCTGATAGGAACTGTTTCGTCTTCTGCTTCAAGCGTTCGGCGTACCATTTCACCGCCTTGATTGCGTTCGGCAACGATACGGTCAGCACTATACGATTTGTACAGCGAGATAGCTTTTGCTGCCCACTCTGCAGGACTAAGTCTATCCGTGGCATCTTCAAGGACATATCCTATTCCGTTAACATCTACCCCTGCAACTACAATACCAGTCATGTCTGACTCGGAGTTAGCAGTTACGGCAGGGTCTAGTGCAACTACAATCCTATTTAACTCGGGTACATCCTTTTGGTCTACCTCTGCACCATCTAGTATCTCAGTACTCCAGAGTGCTCCATCGGCTTCCTCTAGCATTTCAGCGTAGAGTTCCTGTCGACCTAGTCTAGTTCCTTCGTATTCCTTCTTGATTCCCTCAAGAAACGGAGTAGCAAGGTTAGCAGAGTTGTCGAAGGTAGACCCATGGGTAACATGAGAACGCTCATTTTTAAGCAGGTGTCTCATCAGCTTGGTAGGTTTTGGGGTGGTAGTCACCATAACTTGTGGCTTACGTCCCAAGCGCAGTGTAAACTGTAGCATATCCCATACGTCCTGTTGGTTACGCCATGCTGCGACTTCGTCTGCCCATGCTGCGTGGAACTGTGGACCACGTAAACGCTCTGGGTCTTCTGCGGAGAAGAACTCTACCTTAGCTCCATTCTCCCAAGTAAGTGTGTTGTTGGTAGGTGCCCAGATAGG